GTGGAGGGCAGGCTCCGGCGGAGGGCAGTGTGGGCTTGTCGGTTATCCGATGAGCTCGGCCTCAGCGGCCGCGTGCTGGGTGCGATGATCAGAGGTCGGTGGATTCCAGACCTCACTTCTGATCGTTCTCCCGGTGCGCTCGCTTTGGCAGCGCTGTTCAAAAGCGGAGTGAAGTTCCTTGGAGGAGGAACAGCTCAGGTGGAAAACGTTGGTGAGGAAAAGCCTGTGGCAACTGCATTCTTGCGATTGCAGATAGACGATAGCAGTGAGATCGTTTATCCAGAGTTACTATGCAGGCTTAGTACTTACGCGTTTGGTCGGAACCGTGACAAGGCTCTCTTCACAGCACTGCGTCTTAGGGCGCAGGAGTGGGCTAAAGAACGGATGTTGTCCTGCTACTCGATAGCGCAGGCATTGCCTGCAACCGTTGCGCTCAGCACATTGGATTTCGGTCTCCATGGTGCAGCCAAGGGTTATATGGACAACGGCGCAGTTGGCGTCTCCGCCTCAGGACCGAAGGGTTGGTGGAATACTCGCGGATAGGACACCCAGGTTTGTACTTTGGGCATCTGTGTTGGTGATAGACACATGCCGGCCTTAAGGCCAGATGCCACTCTGAAGTATAAGTCGGACTTGGGTTGTGATCCAAAGGCGAGTAGGAGGATGTACACAGCATGGTCCACTCAGATCGATGGCACGTGGGTGCCATCAGTCCATGCTGACTGCAACCACAATGAACGCGCGGCTTTGCTGATGCGTTCTATGGGTCCCACCCCCGGTTCGGATGAGTCTGCTAGGGCACCTGTTGTTTCTGTCTTTAACCGGATAGTCACTTTGGTGCGCAGACGATATTGCGGATCACGATGGACCCTTCTGGAAACGGCGCAATCGTACACGGGAAATTTGCGTCGCAGGTACGAAGAGGCAGAATTGTCGTTGAGGGAAGAGGGGCCTTTAAAAGACTCAGACTCTCTTCTTAAGGCATTTCTGAAGGCTGAGAAGATCAATGCAATGGCTAAGTTCCAAAAACCTAGGATGATATTTCCACGTTCACCTAGGTATAACTTAGTGCTAGCGTCTTGGCTGAAACCGTTTGAGCACTGGCTTTGGGGTAACCTAAAGTCGGTCGGTTCTTCAGGCGTACCGCCTACCAGAGTTGTGGCCAAGGGGCTGAATGGAGCGCAGCGCGCTAACCTCATCGTACGTAAGATGAAGCAAATCGCTGGCTGCGTTGTGTTTGAGGTTGATGGCAAGGCTTTTGAAGCGCATTGCGACGTTGACCAACTGCGACAGGAGCAGCGTGTATACGCTGCGGCATATGCTGGGGATCGTGATCTCATGCGTGTGTTGGCAAAGCAGTTGCGGAATCATGGTGTCACGAAGCACGGAATCAAGTTCTCCCGGGAGGGTGGGCGTGCGAGCGGTGATTTTAACACGGGCATGGGCAATACGTTGATCATGTTAGCTGTTGTTGTTGCTGTCCTTGAGTGTCTGGGCCTTGGCGTCTATGACACTCTGGTGGATGGTGATAACGCCCTGTTATTTATCCGGCCGAACGACCTCTG